CAAGAAAGCGCATACAACAACGCCAAAAGCAAGCGCGAAAAGGTCCTTTGCGTCAATCACGACCGGGATCCCGAATATCGTGAAACCTTCAACACCCATTATTTTCCCTCCCCCAGCTCGTACCTCAATCGGTCGATCTCTTCCTGGATCTCATGACGACTCATGTCCTCCGGTAGCTTATGCCATCGGTCGAAATAATACGCCGGATCCACTCTCGCCTTCGCCCGCAGATAACAAAAATAATCAAGCTGCGCTGCCGTCGGCTTGCGCCGTTCTCGTTCCCGTGCCACATTGTCCCACATACGACGCTCCTTTCAACCCACGATGCACCTTCTCGATCCTCGCTTTCAATGCGTCCATAAGCCGATCCTGTGTGTCCGCTTTCTCCGAAAGTGCAGCTGCGACGTCCTCGTCCATGCCACCCTCGACGGCAAGCAGATGGATGAAGACTTTCTGCGTCTGTCCCTGCCGGTGCAGTCTTTTATTCGCCTGCTGGAATAATTCCAGGGACCAGTTCAGCCCGAACCATATCACCTGATTGCCGCCGTCCTGAAGGTTGAGGCCATACGCGCAGCTCGCCGGATGCGCAAGCAGGACGTCGACCTCGCGCCGGTTCCAGGCGGCGGCGTCTTCCGCCCCGGAAAGCTGCCGGACGCGAAGACCTCTTCCGGCCAGCGCCTCGACGATCCTCTCCCGGTCATGCTGGAAGTTGTAGAAGACCAGCGCCGGGGATCCGGCCAGCTCGTCGATCAGCTCGACGAATGCGTCCAGCTTGCAGTCGTGTACGTGCACCGCCTCATGCGCTCCGTCGTACACGGCGCCGTTGCAAAGCTGCAATAATTTCCCGGTAAGGACAGCCGCGCTTCCGGCGTCGATGACCTGCGCGTCGACCGTCAGCAGCATATCGCGCTCCAACGTGTCGTATGCCTTCTTCGCCTTCGCGTCGAGACGGACGCGCCGGATGTCGGTCAGGCAGTCCGGCAATGTCAAATAGTCTTCGGCCTTCATGCTCACGCATATATCCGAAAGCCGGTTCCAGATTGCCTGCTCGCTGCCGTTCTTCGCCGCCCAGGAAAAGATCCTCGTCTGGTCCCTCTTGTCCGGCGTGAAGTACCGCTCCCGGTAATGCGTGATGAATTTCCCCAGCCGCTCGCCCCGGTCCAGCAGATAGATCTGCGCCCAAAGGTCGATCAGCCCGTTCGGCGCCGGTGTGCCTGTCAGCCCGACGATACGGGAAATATGGCTGCGCACCGCCCGCATCGCCTTGAACCTTTGGGCCATGTGATTCTTGAAACTGGAAAGCTCGTCCAGGACGACCATATCGAAGGGCCAGTCGTTCTGATAATACTCGACAAGCCACTTCACATTCTCGCGGTTGATCACGTAAATGTCGGCCGGAGTGTACAGTGCCCGGATCCGTTGCTGCTGGCTGCCAAGCACCAGGGAAACGCGAAGCCCTTTCAAGTGGTCCCACTTCCCCGCCTCCGTCGTCCAGGTCGTTTCCGCCACCTTCTTCGGCGCGACGACAAGGACCTTCGCGACGGTGAAGCGGTTGTACCGCAATTCTTTAATTGCCGTCAGCGTGATCACCGTCTTGCCTAACCCCATATCGAGAAAGAGCGCCTGCGCGTCGTTCGCCAAAAGGCGGTCGATGCAGAATCTCTGGTATGGGTGCGGCTTAAACTCCATGCTCTCTCCCTCCCCAAGTCGCAAGGAACATCTTCGCTTCCTCGATGCCTCGGACCACGGCCACATGATGGCCCAGCTTCCGGATCCGGTTGATCTGGATCTCCTGCATCCGGGAAAGTTTCCCGTTCTCCGCTTTCAGCTCAACGAATACCGCCCGCCCATCAGGCCACAACACTAACCTGTCCGGCACGCCAACATTCCCCGGTGACGTGAACTTGTACGCGATGCCCCCCTGCCTTCGGACGCCATCCCTCAAAAATGCCTCGATCACTTTTTCTCGCACAACTGTTCGCCTCCAACAAGCAACCTCGCGCGCGTATATAGAGTACACGTAATTAGGCGTTTATACTGTATATTTACCTAACTTTTACTCTATATAGAAAAGTATGTTGCTTTTGTTGCCTAATTATTATAATGTAGTGCTATTACTGAATTTTGTTTGACAACGAAAACGCCAACAATCAGAAATTTTTTTGTTGCTTTGTTGCTTTGACTTTTTGATTTTGGCAACATAGGCAACAAACTCATGTTAAATATTGTTGCTCTGTTGCAATCGGCGAAAACCCCTTTGTTTTCCGTAATCGTCGCCGAAATTTACAACTCCGGACGGTTCCCAGCCTTCCATGATTTTCAGCACATTGTTGATTCTCATAATTTCTTTTCTCGGTGCCGCTTTCGTGTACTCTCCCAAAAGCTCGGACCATATTTCCGCTGCGCATACCCGATCGCGCTCGACAAGTTTGTCATCCGGAATATCCATACTGCCGCCCCAAAACATTTTCCGCGCTGACTTCGGCCACGTCAGCCAGTCCGCGGGGATTTTCCGGTCAACGAACTGCTCGATCATGCCTTGCAGCGAATCCCGCTCCGTGCGCGCCCGGCGGCGTTTCTCCGCTTCCTCCTCCATCTCTTTCGACAGTATCAGTGATTCTCCCATCTGCCAGCGCGTGTATGCTTCCGCCCACACCTGGCCGATCTCCTCCTCCGTCAGCTCCTCGAACAGGTTCTTCGCTGCCGTCGTGACGCCTGCTTCTATTGGAAGAAAGCGGCGGTTTCCAGTCGCGTCGAATAAATATTCGTCGTCGTTCGTCGTACCGAAGAAGACGCATTTCCGCGGGTGCTTCTCGGTCTTCCTCGCGTATGCCGCCCGGTAGTGGTCCTCGCAGCGCGAAAGATAGCTTTTGATTTCCCGGACGTCGGTCTTCCGCATAAGGTCGAGCTCGTCCACCTCGACGATCCAGATTCCTTGCAGCATCTCGGCGGCGTCTTTTCCTTCAAAACTCCGGATGCTGTTCGTGTACCATGCACGCCCCATCATGCGCAAGAGCGTCGATTTTCCGATGCCCTGCGGCCCGCGGATGACGGTCATGGTATCGAACTTCACGCCCGGCTCTTTCGCCCTCGCCACGGCTGCCGTGAACGCTTTCCTCGTGACCTCTTTCGTGTACGCGCAGTCCTCCGCGCCGAGGTAGTCTATCAGCAAATTATCGAGCCGGGGTTTCCCGTCCCATTGCAGCCCGTCGAGGTAGTCCGTGACCGGGTTGTACTTGTTCTGTCTCGCCGCGAGGATCAGCCCGTCGTCGACGACGTCGCGGCTCCTGAACTTCAGGATCCTTTCCAAATAATCACGGATCCCGGCGTCGTCTTCCTCTTTCCATCGGAAAGGACCTTCCTCGTTCGCCCGCCCGCTCCAAGGAAGCGGCGCGATGCCGAGGATATATTCCGCGAACTCGTCGAAACGGACGCGCCCTTTGAGCGCGGGATCGTGCATCACGACCGTCTCCACGTTCTTGATCGTCTTCTCCGGCTTGCCCGTCGTCGGCGAGAGCTCCAGGAGCTTCGTCCATTCGACGTCGCTCTCCGGGTGGATGCCCTGGAAGGCTTCCTGCACCTTGTCGTACCTCTCCCGGTTCAGCGTTGTTGAGACAGTCGGATCCGCTACGGCGAACCGGCAGGCCGCTGTGTATGATGGAAGTTTATTGATCGGCGTATCCGGTTTCGTCTCTTCGTCGAGGCCGCCGAACTTGTGCAGCCGGAGGAGGTCGAACGCGTTGACGAGTTTCCCGCTGCATGGATCCGTCGCGTGATGCGAATAAAGAAACTTGCCGCCCTCGTAGATGATGGCGCCGCCCGTCGTCGTGCCGCCCGCATAGGTGAAGCGGTCGTCCGCGCCGTCCACCGGCGAATAGACGCCAGGAATAAATTTATCCATGACGTCATAGACGGAATACGTGCGGCAGAACGCGCCGATGACGCCCTCCTTTTCCGCTGGATCCTGCTGCGCGGACGCGAAGACTTTCTGCTTGTCCTCGTGTCCAGGAACCTGTGGCCACTCCCGCCAGTCGTGCCAGTCCTTGTACATGGCGAGGATGCCATCTGCGCTGACGGGCGGCTTGTCGCCATAGGTGTACACATACTGGCCGTCCGCGCATACGCTCGGATAGTACATCAGACGGGACGGCTCGAAGGTCGTCGGATCGCAAAGATTCATTCCGATCAGGTCGGCCAGGGCGCGGGCCAATGGCTCGTATTCCTCCGCCGTGACGCTCCGATCCGTCGGAAGTATGACGCGGAGGCGCGGCTTCGCCGGTTCGTGCTTGCGTGTCGAATAGACCACATACGCGCATCCGAGACCTTCAACACGTTTCAGGACGTCGTCCGTCCCGCCTGTCGGGATCGCGTCGAGGTCGAGGGTTATGAGGTCGCGGGCGGTCACGTTCGCAGCCTTCCGGCGGCCGCCTTTGAGGCTGCCGCCGACGAATCCGCCCACGTCCTTCAGTTCGTCTTGCTTTGCTTTCGGCATCGTGAGATAAGTCCGAAGTGCTTCCTCTGATCGGACGGGCGTGCCGAGGCGCGCCACGAAGTCGGACCAGAGGATCGTTTCCTGTTTCCATAATGCAGCCTTCCGGCTGCCAGCCGTCGATATGTGAATGCTCCTGTTGAAATTCTCCATAGGGCATTACTCCTTCTTATAATAGGGACCAATGAAACCGTCAGCGTCCAGCGGAAGACCGGGCGCCCATGATATAGGATCTGTCATCAAACGGACGACGTACTTTAGATCGGCTTTGTCTTCCGGGACGTCAAGAACAACTTCATCATGGATGTGCATGACGGTGTCGAATCCGTTCACGTGCATCCGGAAGAGAGTGACCGCGAGGCAGTCCCTCGCCACCGCCTGGACGATGTTCTCCGTCAGTTTCCCGCCGTAGGTTTCCAGCCGCCCCCAGACGTGCGCGGTGTTCAGCCCGTCGTAGGTGATACTTTCAAAACCTTTCTTGTTCAGCTCGATCTTCGGGCTTGGGTAGAACAGTTTCCGCCCGCTCGGAAGTCCAATCATGAGCATCGAAGGATCGCCGGGGGCATAATCGAATGTCGTCCACCGGTCCGACAGTTTGCAGGCGCCTTCCCTCGAAATCACGTGCCGCACCATATCCTCGACCGCCCTCCAAAAGCCGACGATACGAGGATTCGCCTCGCGCCAACGTGTCACGATGTCTTGGAGTTCCTCTTCGGAGAGGCCCATCTTGTCCGCGCCCATCGTCTTCAGCGCTCCGACGCCGCCTTGGTATCCAAGGGCCAGCTCCGCGATCTTCCCCTTCTGCCGCAGCTCCGCGTTCCGCCCGTGCTTCTCCACCGGCACGCCGAACATTTGCGACGCGCTCTCGCAGTAGATGTCCTTTCCCTGCCGGAACGCTTCGAGACGCCATGTCTCATTCGCAAGCCATGAGATAACGCGCGCTTCGATGGCGCTGAAATCTGCCACGACGAAAACGTGACCGGGCGCCGGGATGAAAGCTGTCCTTATAAGCTGCGAGAGAGTGTCCGGGACGTTGCCGTAGATCAGCCGGATTGCGTCGGTCTTCTTCTCTTTGACGAGCTTCCTCGCCGTGTCGAGAGATTCGAGGTAGTTTCGCGGAAGGTTTTGGACCTGAACGAGCCGTCCCGCCCAGCGTCCAGTCCTCGCCCCGTAGAATTGAAGGAGACCACGGACGCGCCCGTCATCGCAGACGGCCGCCTTCATGGCTTCATACTTTTTTATCGAAGTCTTCCCCAGCTCCAGCCGGATCTCCAAAACACGCCGGACTTCTTCCGGAAGGTTCTCGTCCTTCAGTAGATCGGAGACAGTGGCTTTCGTCAGATCAGGAATATCTTTATCGACCATGCACGAAAGCCAGCCCTTGATCTGCGTCGGGCTGTTCGGATTATTGAGCGCTGTCAGCTGCTTCGCTTCCTGCATCAGCCTTGCGTTCACTTCCGTGGAACAGGCAATCGCCCCATCGACAAGCTCTTGGTCGATGCAGATGCCGTGACCGTTCGTCCTGACGTCTAATTCCCATTCCTTTTGAACGCTGTCCGGTACTTCCCATGCAGCGAGACGCCGTTCGACTTCCATCTCGGTGACGACGTCCTGCTTGCAGTATTCCTTGAATAGTTCCCACTTTTCCGGCTCGTGTTCCGGAAGCGTGCGGTCCGTGTCCCAGATCGTGCCCTGCATCCCGCGGGCGCGTTTGTTGCAGAAAAGTTTGATCAGTGCTTTTCCGGTCGAGAGTTTCTTTTTGTCCTCGGAAAAGCCCATAGCCTTTCCGATGGCGTCAAGTCCCGGAGGGAATCCGCAATAGCAACCGTGCAGCATGACGCAGCGCCATTGATCTATCGGAAGCGCATTGAATTTCTGCAAGAGGCAGGTCCACTCGAAAGCCGCGTTGTATGCGTACTTGATGCAGTCCGGATCGAACAGCTTTTTCTCTATGTCCTCCGGTATCTGTTCCCCCGATGCCAGGTCGACGATCTCGACCGGGGCTTCGTTCAGACTGTACGCGAACAGTAAAATATCGAAGTCGTCGGACTGCACGTATTTGTGCAGTCCGGACTTCGTGATGTCAACGGAAGAGAAAGTCTCAATGTCTATGTGCAGGCGGTCTTTGCCGCCGCCCGCGTTCATGCCATAGGCGCGCCGGTGATCGGGTTGACCGCCGGAGCTGCGCCCATCGGGATGTTCGCGAAAGCATCCGCCGCCGTGATCTTCGATCCGAGCGGTTCGCCGTCCTTCGCTTTCATGAGGCAGTTCAAAGCGCAGCCGATACCCTTGCGGCCGTTGCTGTTATACGGGAAGAAGGTCACGTTCACGTACGCGTAAACGCCGGAATAGATCTCCGATTCGTTGATGATCGGCTGGCGGTTCATGCCGATTACTTCCGGGCGATTCTTCGCCGATGCCGTGAAAACCCAGTGGCCCTTGCACTCCTGCCCGAAAGGCATGCCGTCCGACGGGCGGACGCCGTCGCCGTCATATACCGGGATCGCTACCACCGGCGGAAGCTGTCCGCCGAAAGTCTTGGCGACGCCCTGCTGCTTCGCCGCTTCGATGGCCGCGTCGATGGCTGCCTTCGTGTTCGTGTCGGATTTCGGGACGAGGATCGTGGTCGAGTATTTCGGCGTGTCGTTCGCGCTCCTCGCGTACGGTTGGAATACGTGCTCGTAAGAAAGTCTTGCCACACCCGTCGTAACGTCTCTGTTTGTCAATGCCATTTTTCATTTCTCCTCTCAAATATTCTTGAATGCTTCTTCAGCAGTGATACCTTTGATTGCTTCCCTCTTGTCGTTCTCCGGCACGAGCGTCGGTTTGCCCGGCGGCGTCTCTACGAACGCACCCGCGACGTCGGCGAAAGGCTTCTTTCCCATTACTTTCTCGATGGCCGCCAGCGTCAAAGGCTTCCGCTCGTAGAGCATCGCTTCGTCGACGCCGCTCTCGATGATTGCTTTGAACGCTGCATCTGTGTCGGTGAACCTGCGGACGCTCCGGCCGTGGACTGCTTTCCATCCGGGGATCTCCCCGCCGTCGAGGATGGACGTCAAGGAATATTCTTGCACGTCCTTCGCCCACGCGGCGAGCATATCCGCCTTTTGCAGCGCGTCGGCCAGCTCCTCCGGCGTCAGCGTCGCGGGCGGCTTCTCCGCCTTTACGATCATGGAGAATGCTTCCTCCGCCCTCGCCCGGCAGTTCCCTTTCAGCTTGCAGAATTTGCAGTGCTCCCCGGGTACGAATTCGCCCTCGCCCTCATAAGCAAGCTGCGCTTTCGGCTTCACGACGTTTTCGCCCCAATCTTCCAGATCCTCCGTGCGGACTTCCCATGTCGATACGTTGTCGATGCGCGGCTGCACGATGGAGATCCGGACCGTGAGAATCTCATACAGGAAGTTGTATTCATGCAGCGCGCCAAGCGCGTATAACATCATTTGCGCATTTCGGATCGCCGAGACCGGGACACCCTTGCCATATTTGAAGTCGATCACGTGAATCGTGTCGCCACCGAGCAGGATGCAGTCTGCGGTTCCGTACCCTTGTGGGACGATATGAGAGAAGTCAACCTTCTTCTCGATGACGACGTAGGGCTTTTCCTTGTACTCCATCGCCGCGCATTTCACATAGTCGAGGTATTCGTCGGTGTAGCGGAGCATTTCGTCCTGGTACGTCGGCGCGCCTTCGTGGAAATACTGCGGATCCTCTTTCAGTTTCTTCAGGCGGTTGCTGAACGTCCGCGGGCCGATGCCTTCCGTGAAATATTTCCGGAGCTTCAGTTCCGCTATGGCGTGCGCGAGTGAACCTTCCGCAGCGTAGGGACTGCCAGTATCGGGGATGTTCTCCGTTGCCCTGGCGCTCGGTGTGCAGGCCAGCCATCGCGCCGCGCTGGACGCGGAAAGCAGCGCGTGCTTCGTCATATCTTCGCCCCCATTTCCCGCAGTTTCGTGGCGAATGCTCCATACTGTTCTTTCGGGAGCTGCACGAGTGACGGAACGCCGAACGATTTGAGGAGCTGTTGGAGCTCCGCGAGCTTGCCTGTATCCATGAGGCCGGAGGCCGCAAGCGCGAGCTGGTCTTGCGTGTATGCCTGCGCCGTCGTCGGGACCGTCGGGACCGGAGCCGGAGCGGGCGGAGTGGTTGCCACCGGAACGGCAACCGGCGCAGGGGGCGGCGTCGGTGCCGATACCGGGGCGGGCGCCTGTTCCTGCGGTACAATGGCAGGAGCGGGCGGCGTATCCTGGACGTAGGCCGGAGCCTGCGCCATAGGCGGAACACCTGCGGCTTTCTCTGCGGTCACGCAGAACGCAGCCGTGATCGTGTTGGCGATATTGTCGAGAGCCTTGCAGAATTCCGGCGTCGCCTCGATCTTTATGTTCAAAGTGAAGTCCATTGATAATTCCTCCTCAAAGGTATATAATGATTATGTTGAAATTTCTCCTTCGGCCTTGGCGTGTTGCAGACGTCAAGGCTTTTTCTTTATCCGGTGCCCCTTCTGCTTGTTCGCGCCGAACATAGCGCGGCACCGTGCGCAATATCTCGGCTGCTTTTTTCTGTCCGGCTCGAACGGGATTTCCCGCCCGCACCGGCAACGGTTCAGTTCGACCATGCACAGATCATTGCCTCCTCAACTGTCGGGCAGTACTTCTCGGCTTCCTCCGGATCCAACTGGCTGCGCCGGTCGGCGTCGCAGAAAATCTCGATTCGCTCCTGCATTCTCTCCTTGTCCGTCATGATTTCACCTTCTTCCTTTTCTGCTTCTGCATCGCCAGCATGGCGACATACTTTCCATAAGACATTCCAGCCTTGCGGGCCGCTTCGTTCAGGTTCTCGATCTGCGACACGCGGGGCTTTTTCTTCTTCCTTTCTTTCGCCATTCCCTTGAATGGGCTTGTCTCCCGCTCTTCCCGTTTCCTGTGATACGAGGCAATGGATTGTTCCAGCTTTGCCGCCGCCCGGCAGTCGCCGCAGTATTTCTGATTGGATTTTGTTTCTTCTAAAACGATACCGCAGCGGGCGCAGCGTTTCGGTTCCTTGCTTTTTGCCTTGGCTCTCCTCGAGGCTTTCCTCATCAGCTCCGCGTAAACAATAGGCTTGCAGTCGTCGCAGTATTTCCGGTTAAATTGCCTCGCGTCGGTCAGTACGACTTCGCACCCGCAGCGCTCGCATTCGATGACCTTCGGCTCCGCCAGCGTCCACTTGCTCTTCGGCTCGATCGGATAATTCCCGGCGTCGAATGCTAATTCTTCTTTTTCTTTGGCCCGGTGCCGTTTCGTGGAAACCTTGAACATTTTCGCCGAGCACTCCGGGCAATACTTCGCGCGTGCCGCCTTGCTGTTGACGACGACTTCCTTCCCGCAGATCGCGCAGGTGATAATCTTCGTGTGTTCGGCCTGCGTCTTTCCCTGGGATCGTCGCGCGTTCTGCTTTTCCAGCCGGACGAAGTACGAGCAGGGCGGGCAGTATTTTGTTCGTGGCCCGGTCGCCACCGTCTCGCTTCCGCATCGTGCGCAAGTGATTACTCTGGGTATCATGCTTCACCTCCTCACATACGCTTCATGATGTCCCTGATCATCGCCGTGCCGGAGTCCAGCGCCACGTTGATGACGTACTTTCCGCCGCCGACGAAGGTGGCCGTCACGGTCTCCTGTTCCCCGTCATACTTCAAGGAAACGAGGTCCTGCGCGTTGTATGTGGCTTGCAGGGTAGCCAGGAGCAGGTCACATATTTTTTGCTTGTCCTCCATTCTTCTTCACCTCCTCAAATGCTGATCAGCGTGTAGTACGTGACGAGCATGATCACGAGGGAAAGGCCGATGCCTAAAGCGGCAAGCACGAACGCGAGGCCGGTCAAGCACAGGAACCGGATCAGCATATCCAGCACCTTCACGCTGTCACCTCCCTTTCCCGCGCTTCCAGGACTTCATATATGTCCTGCCCGATATGGTCCCGGATAAATCTTGCGAGTTCGCTCTTCGGCACGCGCTTGATCTTGCGGAAGGCCAGCGCGTGAAGCAGTCCGGCACGAATCAGCTTTGCAGCGAACAACCGCCCGGTTCCAAGCCTTTCGCCGACTTCCTCCAAGGATAGAAGACGTTCCGCGTCATCCGGGATCAACTTTTTCTCCGCCTCCGCCATGCTCTCACCTCCTAACTGACAAAGGGGGAAGCATTTCCCGTAGGGAAATGCTATGATACGTTAGTATCATATTTTCGATTATTTGCAGGTATTTACAGATATTTTCTGTTTATGGTGTTGCGTCCACTTAACCATTTGGGGATAATAAATCGCCTGCGTCAATTTCCAAAGCTCTCGCCAATTTAATGATGGTGGTGTTGGTGGTGACGTTCTGCGCTCCGGATTCTAACTTTGCGATAGTGACGCGAGAAACGCCGGACTTTTCCGCGAGTTCTTCTTGCGTCATCTTCCTTTCGTTGCGCAGAGCTTTTAAGGTTCCCATGCCTTCACCTCGCTTTCATTTTGTAAAATCCACTTAACACATTTACAGTATAGCATGGCGGTATTTTTTGTCAAGTCCACTTTACAAATTATTTTTCTTTTTGTATAATTCACTTTACAAGGGGAGTGAATACCATGACATTAGGGGATTTGATTCGAGATTACCGAGAGCGAAATGATCTATCCTTGGAAGACTTCGCCAGACTTTCGCAATTAACGCGGCCCTATATATGGATGCTTGAAAAGAATAAAAATACCAAGAACAATAAACCTATAATTCCGTCATCTGCCACATTAAAAAAAGTTGCCGTAGCTATGAAAATGCCTGTCGGAGCTTTACTTGAAGCCTTGGACGAAAACTATCCGGTTCGGCTCGAAACAAAAATAAGCCTTACGGCTACGGAGCGCGCGCATATCGAGAAATATCGTGCGCTCACTGACGAGCACAAAGAGGATATAGACGCGCAGCTCAACCATTTATATGAAAAGGATCGGGCTGATCGCGTGAAAAAAGAATCGCCGAGCTCTGGGAAGGGCGAGGCTGACGCAGGATAAGGAGGGGCGAATCATGGCATATATAAGGAAGCGCGGGGAGAAATGGTATTACACCATAGAGACCACAGACGAGAACGGGAAGCGCAAGCGCATCGTCCGCGTGGGCGGCAAGACGAAGCCGGAATGCGAGCGCGCCTACCGGCTGGCGATGATCGAGAAGGACAGGACCGGCCGGATCCATGACGCGCGGAAGATAACCCTCTCCGATTTTCTCGACCAATGGACGGAGGAATTCGTCGAGAAGAATTTCCGCGAGAACACGATCAGGACGTACAAGGCGGCCATCACGAACCACATAAAGCCCGCCCTCGGCTCCTGCGTGATCGGCGATCTCACGCCGCGGGGATTGCAGAAGTACATCAACACCACGTCGGAGGAGTACAGCCGGAGCACCGTCACCGTCCTGCTGACCATACTGAAGCGGAGCCTCGGTTATGCCGCGAATATGTGCGGATACCTGATGACGAACCCGGCGCAGCCGGTACAGCTGCCGAAGCATCAGGCGCCGAAGAAGACGACGCACATCTTCAGCGCGAAGGAGCTGGCCGCCATCTTCCGCCGGTTCCCCGCCGATCACCAGTGCGGCCTTCCGGTTCTCCTCTCCTATCATACGGGGATGCGCCTCGGCGAGTGCCTGGCGCTCTCGTGGGACGACGTCGATATGAAGGGAAAGACGCTGCGCGTTCATTCCACTCTCGTCGGCGGGACCGTGCAGCCGATCCCGAAGACGAGCTGCTCCGTCCGGGAGATTCCCTTCGGGGCGAAACTCCATTCCATTCTGAAAGCCGCCCACGCGCGGCAGTCGCAGAACCGGCTTCGGTACGGCCCTACCTATCAGCAGACGGAAAACAATTCCATCTGCATCTGGCCGGACGGACGGCAGGTCGACGCCGACGCCATGCGATACTTCGGGAAATTCTGCAAGGAACAGTTCGGCGAGGGATCCTTCCACTCGCTCCGGCACACCCACGCGACGATGCTGCTGGAAGCCGGGGAGGACTTGGAGCTCGTGTCGAAACGCCTCGGCCACGCGAACATGAACACGACAGCGAAGATATACAGCCACATCCTCGAAAAGCGGACCAGGAAGACCGTCGCCCTGCTCGATCAGATTTTATAATTTGGTGCCGCGAAAATTCCTCCGGCACCAACGGCGGCACAAAAAAGCCCCTACCCCATGCAGGAGTAGGAGTAAAGCATAAGTATAAATTATCGGAAGTAATGAAAATAGGTGAAAATGTTTGCAAATGGTTGTATCTGAAACCCCTTGAAAACACTGGCTCCAATCGGAACAAAATATCTTGATTGAAAATATTTGCAAATGGTTGAAAATGTCTTTTTTCGGCACCACCGGCACCAAAATGGCACCAAAAAATACCCCGGCTTTCGCCGGGGCTTTTTGTTATCTTGCGGCGGCCACGCCTGCCGCTATGAAAAATAATGCTTCCCAAATATTTCGTTGCGTCCGGAGCCGCCCTTCGGTTTTATCGTGCGCTGCCTCGGACTTCTTGAAGGATTCGCTGGCACGCCTCAACTCTTCGTTGGCAGTCCTCAACGATGCGTCGAGCTGCTTCGTTTCCGCTTGCAGCGCGGTCAACTGCGCCCGCAGCGTTTCCAGTTCCTTCCTCGATTCTGTCAATGATAACGACGCTTCGTTCAAGTCCAGCGTCGATTCGTTGAGCAGTCTCAATAGCTCGTTGTTGTTCTCCGTCAGCGCGTTCAAGTGCTCCTCTAACATCGTCAGCTGCGTTTCGCTGATCGTGTACGTCTGGCTCGCGTAACAAGAACCAGCAAAGCCCGAACACAGCAAGAAGGCCAATACCAATAGAAACATAGTACATATTTTTCTTATCATCCACATATTGCACCCCCATCGTCAAGAATAAGAACCAAAACTTGACTATTTTGGTTCTTATTCCAGTTTAAGAACCAAAATTAGATTATGGATTTATTTCGTATGTGTAATCGTAGGAATGGGCGCCGAAATATATGACGCCCTTCTCTTCGTCAATATGATGGTACCCGTCCGGGAACGTCACGCGAAGCGATTCATTCGGGCAGCGGCTTTCCTTCAGGATGCTCCGGATCTTCCGTAGCTCATTATCGGATAGCTGTGTGATACTCTTTATGATCATACCCGCACCGCCCATTCATCGGCTTCGTTCCGATACCAATTTGCTTTACCCGTAATCGTTCCGTTATCAAGAAGGGCCTGCAGATTTTCGCCTGGGCAATCTGTCGCCATCAGTTCACCATGCCCGACGATATGGTCCCTGTCAGTAGGAATGCCGTATTTTTGGCAAAGATACGCAATCAGCATAGCGCATTTTTCAACCTGTTCATCTGTCGGATCGGCTTGATCAAAATCGCCGGACAGGTGGATCCCGATAGTATGATAATTCTCTCCATAAGCATGAGAACCTACCGCCCACTCCGGTCGCCCCATTTCAATCGTGCCGTCCTTACGAATAACATAATGATATCCGATGCCGAGCCATCCGTTTCCTTTATGCCAGCCATCGATCTGCTCCGCACTTGCGTCAATATCTGCTTCACCGGTATGGTGAATTACGATCATGTCTGTCGTTTCGCGCTCGTCCAGTTCATCTTCATCCCACTTTAGGCCCGTGTCCTCAATGTTTACTGTAAACAACATATACTTTTCAACTCCTTTTAAGAATAGCCCATAGAAAAAGCCCGACGGGCGGCAATAAAAAATCCCCGCGATAGATTTATCACGGGAGGTCTTTTTCGTCGCTCCACGGGCTTCCTACGAGGTCATTATTTTAGTGTGTCCCGTTTTTTCTCCAAAATCTCATGAAGTTTTTCCGCTTCCTCCACTCCGGCGTCTTGCAGGTTCTCGACGATACTGATCAGCTCCGTTATGGAAAGGTAGCCGACGAGGAGCACGACGCCCCAGGCAGGCTTATCCATGACGGCCATCGTGTAGTCGATCAGTCCGCCCGCGAGCGTGACGGCGAAGTACACTATAATCTTTCCGAGGAACCTGTGCTTCATCGCCTCTGATTTGATGTATCCGGCTTTCCTCGCCGCCGGGATGCTGGTCACGCATTGCCACAGCGTCGGGTTTTTCCGGCGTTTCCGTTTTGTCAGATACTCTTTCGAAAGAGCGATCCATTTCGTCACGAGGTCGATGACCACAAGGCCGACGAACGCGAGGAGAAGTTGCGCGTGCATCGAGCAGGCCACTCCTATGAATGCCCCGCCCGCGAGCTTGACCGCCCAATTCTCTCCGAGGTGTCCGACCGTGCCGGTCATGTTTTGGTATAGTTCCGTGAAGTCCATATTATTCGCCCTCCCTACGGATCCGAATTGTGACGCGCGTCGCAATCATCGCCTGCGTGTCCACTGTTGCATCCGTGTCCACTTTCCAGCCGAGATTGATTTCCCTCCGGATCGTGTACCCGTAAATTTTGCAGATCGGCGCGGATGAAGCGTACTGCCATGCGCTGTCCAGCCACCACATCGGGACGTCCTCATGGGAAAACTTTGTGTCGGCGTCGCTCTGATCGACCTTCCAGCGGATCCCCGGCAAAACGCCGAACACCCAGAACGTCCAGCCATAGGCGCAGTTTCTCGTCAGCCAATAGCAGCGGCAGATATAGCGTTTTATCCGCTCCATGATCGTCCAGTCGTGATCAATGCAAACGGTAAACCAGCGTGAACGTCCTACCGCTGCCAGCTCCGGAGGCGTGTCCACATATTCGGCGTAATGCCTGCCCCAATCATAGAGCAGAAAATCCGGCAGCTCCTTCTTCTCGGTCACGTCGGAAGGGTTGCAGCTGTTGTCCCATGTCTGCCAAAGGGACAGGAAGCCCGGAAGCTCCCCGTCCTCATCACAGAACAAAAGGACAATCGGATTCGTTATGTAGCACAGCAAAGAGACAAGCAACGACAAAGGCGCCATAAAGAGCCATTTAATCATTATGCGTCCTCCAATGCCCTGCGAACCTCTTCTTCAGTAAAGCCCATACGCCAGAAGTCGCTTCCAGGATTCTGCTTGTATTCGACCTGCATATAGGTGGTGACGTCTTCCCCGGTCTGCGGATCCGTCGAATGACGTTCCTCGACGCGATGCGTTTCGTCGGTGATGCCCTGCGCCGGGCTGGGGATTTCATGGTCGTCCATCCACCGATACCGTTCATCAAGGAGCCGTTGCCAGTACGGTTTCCATTGTTCCGCCGGGAACTTGGCCTTGATGTAGTAGTAATCTTCTTTCGTGTTCAGATGCTTCGGAAAACCTTTCATTTTGCACACTCCTTTAAGTTAATGTTAGCCAGTGATTTTTCTCTTCGATTGTCGCAATATATGGAAGTTCGTCCTCCGTTGCTTCGAGCTGTCGCCGCAGGAGAGATGACGCCGTATAGCAAATATACTTCGAGCCGTTCTGTTCAAACTCGATGCGCAGCGCTTCGGAGTTTCCGCCGTTCCCATATTTTGACTGGATGATCGAAAAGCCTGTGATGATGATTTCTTTGCCGATGACTTCGCTGATTTTCTTTTTCTCCGCCCATGCTTCACGCTTTGATGGCGGCAGATCAGAAAATCTTTTCATGCTCACGCTATCGCCTCCACTTCAGCTGTCAGTTCGTCCAGCCGGAGCGCCATTTGTAAGTTGTGCGTATTGGCGTGTTTAAGCCAACCTTTGGCGCTGGCCAACTTTCCGATAGCCTGTATTTTCGTGATTTTCCCATGCTTCAGCTCCCACGGAATAACTTTCAACCTATTCTTGATCCGCTTTGCCGTGGATTTCCGAACGAGAATTTTTCCATCCGGGAAGTGCCGGTATCCTAAAAAGTCAATTCCGTGTGCTGTCGGGTACAGGTATTTTTTCGAGAGTTTCATTCCGAGGATCAAAACAGCAAACGCCTCAACCTTATCGGCGAGGCGTTTCAGTTCTTCCTTGTCATTTCCAAAAAGCAGGAAGTCGTCACAATAGCGGATATAATCCCGGACGTGCAGCCGATGTTTCACGTACTGATCCAAATCATTAAGATACAGATTTCCGAACCATTGGCTGGTAAAATTCCCGATTGGGACGTTCCGGTCTCCTCCGACGCTGCTGATAATATCCTGGAACAGCGCAAGCACGCGCTCGTCTTTGATCTTTCGCTGGATGACTTCCATCAATCTGTTGTGTGGGATAGATGGGTAAAACTTGGAAAGATCGAACTGACACACCCAGGTATTTCGACGTGTGAACTGCATACACTTCTTGCTTCCGGCGTGTTGTCCTTTCTTCTTCCGGCACGCATACGAATCAAATATAAACATGGCGTCCCAAATGGGCGCGACGATATTCATGATCGCATGTTGAATGATTCTGTCCGGATAAAAAGGAAGGATGAAGATTTCTCTTTCTTTTGGCTCGTGAATAATTTTTACGGTGTACTTTGATGTCGTGAAGGTTCCATCTATGAGCAGCTGCCGGATGGCGTCGAGTTTTGCCTCCTTGTCTTGCTCCACTCTTTTGACGCTATCCTGCCAGGTTTTTCCTTTCCTGGCTTTCTTGTAGGCCAGCTCGATGTTCTCCGGTTCGACGATCTTCTCGAAAAGTCCGCCGTGTCTTTTCATAAAATACTCCCCCGAAGTTTCGGTCTCCCTACTATTTCAGAGAGCCACCCTTTTGCGTGTTTTCCCGAAGGACGGCTTGCAGGTTCAGCCGTTTGGGTTTCGACTTTGGACGTTTTTTCAGGTGGTACGTTCAATGATTCCCAACGTATCGGACGTGCCGCGGGCCCCATAATTCGCATTCAGATTCAGCGCACTGTTATTCCAATTCGACGCACGGGAACCGCAGTTCGCCGCATTATTCCAATTACCGCCGAGGAGAGGACGACACGTAACCTGCAACCCGGAGAAACCGTTTTAGGACGGTTTTTCTTTTATCATAAAATCACCTCATAAAACGCGGCCGCTGGCGCGGCCGCGTCGTGCTTCGCGCCCGTATTCGACGCAGTGCTGCGTGCAGGAACCGGTTTTCGCGGCGTGTTAAATAGTCCTACGATACAACGGCTCGGACGCGCCGCGGGCCCCAGAAAACGCAGCCAGAGCCAGCGCACCGTAAGCCCAATACGACGCACGGGAACCGCAGTACGCCGCATAATCCCAATGACCGCCGAGGAGAGGACGATAAACGGTACCATACACCTGCCCACCACAGTATTTGTCGTTTGCATCGAAAGCATCTGCATAGGTGCCGCCCGACGTTGTAGCAGCACCGACGTCAGCGCCCCAGATCCAATGATCACCACAGCAGTCCTCCAGGCCGATGTTGCTGATCATACGACGGTTTCCGGTGTCCTTATGGCCGCCCGTGGTAACCGGATCGGCGGAGCCGTAAATATTCGTACCCTGATTGCTGCCCAGCGACGCTACAACAAACTCGCGCTGATACGGGAGCCGCTGTTTCTGCCTGGCGAGGATCTGTTCAAACTTCCAGCAGTGCCATTTCTCGGAGCTGGCGCCGTCCGCCCATTCTGCGCCGTACTTCGATTCCAACGTGAGAGTATCATTCGCCGCACGTCCGGCCATAGTAGCCGTCGCGCTGCCAAAGCTGCCGGACCACGAGAGGCCATAAATGGAATACCACATATCGGTCCCCTCATCGTAGGCGTAGCCTTCCGGTTCGCCGATGGGCCGATGCTTCAGATCCCAGACCGACGTCGGGAGAATATCGCCAGCCGCCCACCCGGAAAGCGGATGGTTCGTGATCGTGCCGACGGCAACACATTCGCCGTGGAAGCCGCCCAGCTTCCTTGATGTGTCTTCCGTGTATCCCGTCGGGACCGTGCTATTTGCGGAGAGGATGAAGTCCGGCGTCGTGCCGCTGTCCGGTACGCAGGCGTAAATATAGAAATCCTTGCCTGCCCTGTTCGCTGCTGTCGCATAGGACGAGCTGTCCCACGAGGCGGAGGCGTCGGCGTCCAGTTCTGCGTCGCTTTGCAGCATATAAGCCGTGCCGTTGATGTTCACGGTCATGGCCGGGATGACGAGAATGTTGCGCTTGTCCGCAGCTGTGCCTTTCGCCGCGATCGGATACTTGCGCTCGAAATCGCCGCTCGTATTGACGAGAACATTCACGACGCTCTGCAATGCCTCAATCTGTGAATTGTACGCATAGAGGCGCACAGTCCATACAAGCGTTTCGCCGTCCGTGATCGTGTTGCCTTCGACCGCGCTGGAAAAATCCGGAGAGCTGGCCGCCGAGGTTCCTGCCGTCGTGCAGACGAGACGCAGTTTCGACGCGAGCCCAGGAGCATAGACGACGTCCCCCACTGCATACGCTGTTGAATTCTGGCGGAGCCCAAGGGCTGCCGTTACGTCCACGCCGTTCAGCTTGGTCGTCTGCACGTCCCCCCACTTCTTTGCTTCCGTACCAAGACTGCCCTCATTGTTTGCGCGTGGTACGATGTTCCTTGTTGCCATTGTCAATCATCCTCGCTTTCTTCTTCTTTTGTGGTTATATTGTCGTCTGCGTCCAGTTCGATCAGGGTCGCATTCGTGACAATCTGATCAATATGGTCCTCCGAGTTCTTCGCGGCGAGCGCGCTGGCTGCCGCCTCTCCTGCGCTGCCCGCAGCGTCGGACGCGCTTCCGGCTGCTTCGAGCGCGGATTGCTCCGCCTTCGTTTCTGCTGCAAGCGTGATCTCGTCATCCAGTCCGCGCGGCTCGATGTTGCCGTCCGCGTCCAACGTCCAGCAGGCCGCGTATGTCGGATTGACGCGGGGCTGCACGCCGCCGTTCAAGTCAATCTCCCAAAAGTCGTCCCCGCTGATCGTGGTGATTCGCACCCAGGCGTTGCTTGTCGGCGGCACCGTCCCGGCTTCAACTTCCTCGCCTATGCAGCGATAATTGTTTCCGTCGGTATAGGCGACAACAGTCGGATAGGAATAAACGGTTTCCGGATCCCATGCGGGGATTGCCGCTTCGTGGATACCGGCTGCCTCCTGCGCGACCTGCCGCGCATATTCCGCCGTGCTTTCAAGGATTGACTGCCCTTCCTGAAGGGTGGCCGCAGCACCGGAAGCGGAAACGGATGCCTGCGTTGCGGAGTTCGCCGCGGCTTCCGCACTGTCAGCAGAATTTCCCGCACTGGTCGCCGAGGCTTTCGCGCTCTCCGCTGCCGATGTCGCGGATTCAGCGGCCTCGTTTTTGTAGTTCTTCAGATTCTTCAGGTCGTAGGAAAAGTCTTCCGGTGTCATTCCGTCGCCCATCTCCACGAGAATCGCACGGCTGACTTTTTCATCCATCTCCTGAAGGATCATGTTGTTCTTGTCAACCATCTCTTCGATGATCGGAAGAGGATATTTGTCACCGAGGTCTTTGAGCTGGTTTATTGGAGTGGACCGATAAACGATCAATTTCTTTCCTACCGGCAGCGGGCCCGGCTGCATACTTTCCGGGGGTTCCTCGCCCGGCGGGTATCCAGGATAGAGGACCTTGTTCGCTACGCCGTCAACGTAATAATCGCTTTCGAGCGTTTCCTCCATCTCGGTCTCGATGTCGTAGATTGCAACCTTCACATCGTCTGTTGAAATATACGGAAACGAAAAGGGAAACTGTGTCGTTTCCCCATCGCCGACGTAGATTTCCTTGATAATGGTGCTGTCAATCATATTGCATCATCTTCCTTTCTTGGCTTTTAGTTTTCTATCGAAGAGCGATTTCATGAACCACTCTTGAAAACTTGCGTCAATGTCGAGCGCGCGGGCGGCGTTGAATACCGCGTCCGTGAGGGTGTCCGGAAATCCGTAATAGGCCCCCGCGCCCTTCGCAATCGTTCGCCCGGTGTCGATCCAGTCCTTTTTCCCTTCCGCAAATTTCGTCACAGCATTGAAGGCTTCCGTGCCGCGGTCGATCGCTGCCGAAGCGATGCCGAAGGTTCGCGTCGGATAGCTTTCGCCGGTGATCTTCATTCCGACGCGCTCGCCGAAGATATTCAGGACCGGGACGCCGCTCGTGAATCCGGAAAGACTTTGCGCCGCCCAGCGTCTCGCGAATTGCTCCGGTGTCAGCTTGTCCTTGTCGTCGTCGCCGGTCGCCTTGTTGATGCACTCCCGGAGGAGCTGCTCTGCCAGCGTTCCGAGGATGTACGTCAAGACAGCTGCATTGACCATTGCACCGTACCGGGAGAAAATGTTTTTCTTCTCCACCTCAATCCGCCCGTCGTCCGTCATCGTCCGCGTGCTGCCCTGATACCGTGCTTTCATGTAACGGTCGAAGACTGCGTTCGCCTGCGTTGCCGCGAATGTATAGAACGGGGTGAAGACTTTCGTGAGCGCGCTCTTGCTTCGCTGCATGGCCGACTGGTCGAGCGTGTCCGAGGATCCGAAAATCCGACGAACAACGTCTTCCGCTGCACGATGCGCTTCCTTCTCTGCTTCCTCCTGTGTCGCCCCTTTTTCGAGCTTCGCGTTCAAGGTCCGCTGGTACGTCCCATAATACGCAGGCAGGCTGCACAACATATCCGTTTCCTCGATAGCCCTATTCGCCGTCCGCTGAATCACGTCTTCCAGAGGATTGCTCGGCGCGAAAGAGTTCTTCGCCGTGTTGTTCAGATCACGGTCGATATTGTTTGCGCGGTTCCGCAGGAATGGGCTTTGCTCCAAACACCAAGCACGATTCTTCTTGCGGTCCTTGTAGAAGTTCACGAACGAGGAAAGCGCGTTCATCGCCCCCATCTCGCGGGACATATAGACCGGGTTCGCCAAGTTCAGGAGTGCCGTGCTCATGCGGTAGCCCATGATCGCTGCGACAGTGTTCCGCCGCAGGCGTTCAATCCACCGGTCGACGATCGTACCGTCCATGCGCGGCTCGTTCCAGTTCGCCTCTACCCAGCGCTTCAGCTGCTTGTATGCGTTCATGCCGAGGGACTGCTCCACCATAGCTTTCACGGATTTATCCGTCAAAATCTTGTACGCGTCGCGGCAGGCCAGCCGCATCGCCGCGATATGAATTTGCTGGTTGACGTGCCGGAAGAGTACGTCGATGGAGAGAAGCAGCGGGCTTTCCTGTAGGCCCGTCTCGGAACGCGCCTTCGTGCTTCCCATGCCGGTGCCGAACGTGGACGCGCCGCCCATTGCTTTCGATGCTGTCATAAGGTCCTGATCGGAGACCGTCGTGGATTTTTCCGGATCGTAGGCAATCGGATAATATCCGCCGCGTACTTCGACAAACTCTCCGTCCGCCGTCTTAATGACAAAGGAGCGCGGTTCCACGCGCTTCATGGGCGCGCCCGTGCTCCTTTCCATAACCTCGTTCACTTTGTCGCCGAAAGTGTTGATGAAGTCCCAGGCTTCCTGAATGAACGTCCAGTCTTTCTCCGTCATGTACTTTCGGAAAATATCCTCTATCGTGGCTTCGTTTGCGTAATACTGCCCCTCCTTCGTCCAGCCGTTGATGACGCGCAGCCGGTTCCCGTCGTTGCCCCAGTTCAAGGCCAGCGCCAGGACCATTTCCTTCGTCAGCTTCGTGCCGTCCGGAAGTTCGGCGTCGAGCTCCTTCTTCCGGATCGCCCGCCGTTCCTTCTTATTCCAATACTTCGCGAAAAGCGTGTTCAGCGTTTCCGCCGCTTCCATGCTCATGCGGGTTTTCGCTTCCCAGCCGTCGAACATGGGATTGTAGATGTACTTGACGAACGCCTTCCCAAGCGTCCGTAGCATGACGATCGGCTGCAAGAGTTGACTGTAAAACTCGCTGATGCCTTCCTCGCCTTTCTCGACCGTGACCGTCTTCTGATAGTCCTGCATGATTTCCTGCACGGCTTCGACGACGCTCTTCTCCATCGTCAAGAGGCGGTTCTTGTTTCTCGCCGTCTTGTAGAGAATATCCACGAGCGTCTTCAGGTCCTCGATCTCCGACATTTTGTAGTCCTTGTAATTTTCGGGGATGATCTTTTGACGCATTCCGTCCCGTGCTTCCACCATAGCGGCGAGCCATGCCGGAGCCTCGAAGTCTACGTCCAGGTCTCCGATGTTGTTCTCGCCCTTCTCACCGTTCCAGCGGTCCTTCAGCGCGTTCATGTGCTGGCTGAAACTTTCCAGCGTCATCGGGACCAGCGCATCGGATTTCCGGAAGCCCATCATATAGAGCAGGTGGTTGATGTAATACCGCGAGCTCGCGTCGATGTTCTTGTCTTTCGCAAGCGCTTTCTCGCGGCGTTTTAGGTGCGCAACGATCCGCGAGAGTTCCTTCTTCCGCTTCGCCGCTTCCCTCGCCTGGGCGATGAAAAGCGCCTCGCGCATCTTCGCCTGGCGCGCCAGCTCGAAGTCGCGCTCCCCGGCGTCCTCGTCACCCTTGCCGTTCTGCTTCCTGACTGCGTTCGCCAAATGGCGCGCGCATTCCTTCGACGCTTTCCGAGCCTCTTCCATGTACTTCCGCCAGTTCGTCGCGTCCGCGGCCGACATATTGTCGAGCTGGTCTTTCGCGATTTGCCGGTACAGCTTTTCGTTGCCCTTCACAGCATCGCGCACGCCGCGCAGCCATTCCGCATTTTTCGCTGTGGCGTCCTTGAAGGCTTGGAGCTGCGCTTTGAGTTTTTCGCGAAGTTTCGCTTTGCTCTTCTCGCTGCGCGCTTTCAGCTTCTCCTTGTCCGCCTCTGCCTTTTCAGCGGCTTCCTTCCTCTCTTCCGCGTTCCGCATGGATTGACGCGACGCCATATTCCGAAGTTCCTGCTTCTCTTCTGTCAGCTCGTCGATGGTCGCCTGCATCTCCTCGATCTGCTTCTGCTGCGCTTCGCTCCATCGCTCCGCGTACTTCAATTCACGGAATGCAGCTTTGAGGGGATCGTACAGGTTCTCCGTGTCCAGTGCCGTTTCCATCTTGGCGAGCGCGTTGGCGAGGCGCTTCGGTGCGGTAGCGTACTTCTTTTCGCGCCGCTTGATGGCTTCCGCTTCCAGTGCCGCGAGCCGTTCCGCGTACTCCGTGGAAACGATTGCTTCTTCCGCGAGCTCGATCAGCGCATCATCTTTGATCATTTCCCGCTGGAATCTGTCGCGTTCCGCTTTCATGGATTTCGCGAGGGCGGCTTCATAGCTTCCGCCTTTTTCTTCGAGGTCCTTCTTCCAGGCTTCCACGGATCCGTAGCCGGTCGCCTTCGCTGCGTCCTCCTCGGAAACGCCGCCCTCCGAGACCAAAAGCGCTGCCTCGAAGGCCGGATCATTTTGCAGCCGCTCGGCTTCCAGTTCCTCGAAGTCCTTCATGTGCGCGTCGACGTCCCGCTCCGTCCACTCTTTCAAAAGTTCCTTCCGGAGCTTCTCTTTCGCTTCCTCTTTCGCCTCTTCGCTCCATCGTGCGTGCATCGCCGCCGTGTTCTCGTCGAGGAGCTCCGGCGCGACGTTCGCGATACTCTCCGCCGCCCGCATGGTAGCCATCATTTCGATTTCCTCGTCCGTCGCAACCATGCGTGCCATGACCGCCTCCACTTCGGCGGAAGGTTTGACGCCGACGCCGACGACGTCCTTGTAGATCTTCGTCAGCCAGTTCACGAAGGAACGGAAAATCTTTTGCAGGAGCGAGGAAGGAGCGTTTCCGCTGCGCAAATAGTCCTCGAAGCCGCGGGCGAATTTTTCCTGCTCCCACATATCGAGGAGCTGTTCCTTCGTCCTGGTCGTGCCGTCCTCCATGACGGCGCCGCCGTTCTTTTCCGCTTCCTTGATCTTCTCCTCATAATAGGCGAATTCAGCTTCCGCAGCTGTTCCTTTGAATGCTTCCGCGTCGCCATCGTGCCATCCCGCCCAGGCCTTTGCCGTGGCATAGTCCTTCGCCGCTTGCGAATCCGGCGGGGATATTGCCGCAATCTGCGCCAGCTGGTTCAGATAGAAGTGGCTCATTTCGTGCATGAAGGTTGACTGGTCGGCGTTCTCGAACAGGGAAACAAGGTTCTGCTGTCGGCTGTACGTGCCGCGGCTTGTGCCATTGACCTGCTGATTGTACGTGTCGATGATCGAGATTGCCTGATCGTCAAACACGACATAGCAGCGGCCGTCTGTCATGCCTTCGTAGGTAATACCTTTTATACCGTACTGATTGAGAAGCAGAGAAGCATTTCGTTGATCGTTTTTAAGTACTCGAGTAAGGCATTGATAGAATTCTCCACCGTGACGACAAGATATGAGGATTGAATCAACGAGCTGTTCTTTCGTGAATTTTGCTCCTTGTGGCCCGCCCCAATTAACACGGATCCAAGTTTTCAGCTGTCGTTCAGACATATCATTCAGGAGCGCCCGCATTGAGTTTTGGACTTTTTTCGACTGCTCTTTATAATGTTTCTGTTCGTCGAGCAGTACGTCGTCGTCCGGGATCTCGACTTCAAAAAGTGTTCCGGGATCTTGATTGACCGGCTTAATTTTGTCATTTTCAATCAGGCTTATGGCGCCTTTGATTGAAGCATAGACAGAGTTTTCCTTATCGCTTTTCGGCGTTTGATCCAATGATTCTTTCAGATCTGCGATTGCTTTGTTTTTGTCGAAGCCGCTCCGTTTAATAGCACCAAGCGCCCATTGTTCCGCCCCGGAAAGTGATTCGTCAAAGATACTTGGATTATCATATACCTTTCCATTGATTTCTATCTCTCGGTTGGAAAGCCGCTCCTTGTATCCTTCCGCAATCTTCCGATCCTGCGAAAAATAGATACCATACCCGTGCACCTGCGCACCTTCGCCCGTTCCAACATAGCCGAGATCGAAGTGGTCGAAGATCGCGCCGGAGCCGTGCCAGGCTGCCTGACTTAATACGTCGACAAGATTTTGGGCATTAGAAAAGCCGCCCTGATAAACAGTGCGGCTTTCATTGACTTGCCCGTTATTTAGTTTTTCTTTGGCGTTTCGGACTCGTTCGTTTCGCTGATCTTCGGCAGTGCTCCAAGAAACAACTCGATCGCGTAATCCATGATTTCGTTGTCTGTCCATGCCAATTTCTCGGTAGAGGAATCCGCCATAGTCCAACACTCCTTTCAAGTCGTCAATCAGCCTTTGATAAATTGCGTCCACCATATCAGGTCGGACGTCTGTTAAATGCTTGTAGGTTTCGAGACGATTTAATTTTACCTCGTAATTATCCTTGTTTAGTTCCAGATCGCGGATAACGGCTTTAACTCCGCCGAAAAGCCCTTCAAGATGTGCTGGATTTTCCGCGGTAAACTCCGCCAAAATATCCGCTAACGGCGTTCCTTTTTGCAGCTCGGAGGCAATATAATTGTCGATATGCTCTTCGATCTGTGAAAATAGGGTTTCCTTTCGGGCTGCCGGAATATCATTTGCTCTTTGGGGGAGAACTTCGTCGCCCTCATTTTGAATTCCTGCATGACCTTCGTCCCTATTTTCATTTCGACGCTGCCGAGCGAATTCTTCCGGAACTTCCAAAAGCCTCTCGGCGTTCTGCGCTAACCTCCGCCCGAACCAAGTCTCGCGCGCGTGACTATGCTGGGCGAAATCCGAATCGAAGCCGTGAGTGACCGGACGATTGTTTTTCATGTAAACAACGTCGACGATGCCTTCTTCCGGCGTTCCCATGATAATATCCCGGAGCTTCTCGAAAACCTCAAAATTAGAGGTAGCGATTGCGCACCGCGCGCCATACGTGGCACGCGCGCAATACCGCAAATACCGGAGCATGGCCTTTGGCGACAATGTCCCGAAGTTATCATGGAGCTTCTGGACGGCTCGGACCGTGAGCCGCTGCGTGAGGAAAAACGCCGTTGTCTCTGCATCGCTCGCCGCAAGATTTATGATAGCATCCAAATTATCCGGGCTGTTGATCTTGCGCGCCTGGTTCTCATTGATCCGCGCTTCCACTTCGGCAGAGGTGGCGTTCTCCATCCCTTCTTCACCTTTGTATAGCGCGTCGTGCGGGACTTCCGCGACGTCATAGCTCGGCGCCGTGTCCTTCTTGATACGTTCATCAAGTTTTATCTTCCCGTTCCGGTCGATAACAGAATATTTGTTGTGGTCGACAATGATGTGCCCGGCAAACGCCCGCGAGTACATTGGATGGTAGTCTTTCGCGTACCGTTTGTCGCCATCAATGAAGTGTTTCGTCAGATTGATGTCGTCCTGCGAAGGCGTCGGATCCCCGGACGGATGATTGTGTATGAAATAAAACCTGTCCGCCTTGTGTTTGTCCCGATCCTCAAAAATACGCTGCCAGGTGGTCGACCAATCCTCTCCCTTTACGATGATAGAGGTCTGCCCCGGAAGACGGCAAGAAACGGTTGAATGATGCACAACTCTATTATTCGCATCAACATAAACAACGTGGAATTTCTCATAGCCCGGATGCCGGAGCACCTGGGCTATTTCCGCAAGGTCCCTCGTGCTGCGCACTCTTTTTCCGACGAGTGAAACGACGCCTTCATTGACGAGCTCGCGCGTGATGCCGAGGCCGAGAATTTTCCCGCGCTTCGTTTCCTTGTCCTTCTTGCTTTGCTTCTTTTTCTTCGGCTTGCCTTTCTGCTCGATTGGCTTGCCATCCTCGTCGAAGAGAGAAGTTTGGCCCTCGACGATGATGTCCGTCTTCGGATCCGCGCCGAAGTCGAGCGTCATTTGGAAAGCGTCGTGCAGCAGCCCGCTGACCTTCTTCTCCTCGGCGACGTCCGGATGCTGTTCGATGTATCCATCATAGAGCGTGTTCGCTTCTTTGGCAATCTCGGACACGGTTTCCGTCTGATTTAGGGCAGACTTGTCCTGTACTTGCGCGCCGAGTTTTTCGAGCACCTGCGGCATGACGTCCTTCGCGGTCTTCTTCTCTCCTGCCTCGCGCCACATTTGCGCGACACGTTCCGCCATTCTCGCGGCGAAGATTGCACCGGCGCGGGCAGCCTGTCTGACTTTCTTATTGTCGACGGTTCCCAGCGCACCGATCAACTCATTATATGCCTCGCGGCCTTCCGCCGAGAGCGAAGCCGTAGCGAGGAATTCCCCGGCGCGGACGTTACCCAGCGCCGCATTGATTTTCCGCAACGATTCTCTTTCCACGAAAAGCGCGTCCAGGTCCCTCTTCACGCCCTCGAAATAGGCGACGTCCTCCGGCGTCAGATTGCCGTAGTCCTGCATCGCGTACCGGGTGGCCGTGCCGGTTGCGTTCTCATAAGCAATCCGCTCATAGTCCGCATTCGTCGGCGCCCTGCCATAATCCGCATAGAAATTCTGATACCACACGGGATTATTCGAGACGCGCCCGGTCTGAACGTCGCCGTTCTCGTCCATCGTCTCGACGACGGAAGTCCCCTGCCCTCCCTCTGCTTTCAGCCCTTCGATAGTGCTGCCGAGGATCTCGTTGATTGCCTCCTCGTTCGCCTTCATCCGGCTGCGGACGACGAGCGCGGGATTGTCCGGGTTCTCGGAAATAGCTTCGATGGCGAGCTTCTGCGTCGCCTCGTCGTCGGCGAAGGTTCCCCTGGCGAAGTTCTCGATCGCCGCTTTCTTTTCCTCGTCGGTCTTGGCTTCCACCGCTTTCAGGGATTCGCGGATCCGCTTCGCCTCTTCGACGATCTGATGGTTCGTCTTCTTCCCGTTGTGCGCGGTGTGCTGGTTCAGGACTTGCTGCTGCTCCGGCGTGATATTTTGCGCACGCTGTAATGCGCTTGTCTTTACATTGAGCATACCGGAGCTGTCAGGCCGCAGGCACTCCTGCACTTCCTCTTCCGTCGCGCCGGATAGTTTGATCACCGTATCGACGAGGTCCTTGTTCTTCTCGTCCGCCATCAGCGTCCGAAGATCGACCTGCGTATAGACGAAGTTTTCCTCCTCGTTCTTCTTGTCGAGGATCTCGGCGTAGACGTCCGGCGCGGACTTGTCCAGCTTCTCCGGCGTGGCTGCGCGCACCTCTGCCGTGATAGCGTTCCGGCGCTCGTTCTCGTAAATGTTCCGCGCGTACTGGCTCGCCTGTGCGTTCTCGAAACGCTGCCGCGCGGAAAGGATTTGCTGGTTGAGTTCCTTCGAGTTTGCGACGACACTGCCGCCCGCGCCGATAAGGCCGAAGCCCACCGTTGCCGGTACGGCCTGCACGGCTGCATCGAAAGATTCGGCGAGAATATCTTCCAGGCTGGAAACGTCTGCCTGGTCGCCACGAATAGCAATCTGCGCGATATTCTCCAGGACCATATCGGAGACCTGCTGCTCGAATTCCTCCTCCGATTCCGCCGCGATGGAAATGAAGCCCGCCTTCGCCGCGTGCCGGATCCGCTCGCCGATAATCTGCCGCGTCAGCTCCTCCGCCGTCTGCCCGGCGGCGAGCGCCGCGTCCTTCTTCGCGTAGATCTCCGCAATACGTTTCGCCGTGCCCGCGTTGAAAACCACCTTTCCGGCTGCCGCGATGGACTGCTTTTCGAGGTATGCTTCCGAGAGGCCCTGGGCGGCTGACAAAAGCGCAGCCTGCCTCGGCGTATAGATTGGGTTGCCGTTCTCGTCCGTCTTCGTGATATTCTCGATATACTGCGCGCCGCCGATCTGTGCGCTCATAAGCGCATAAACGAAAGCGCTTGCCGCCGTCCCGACCGGGCCCGTCAGCTTCCCAAGATTGACCGCTGCCGTCCGCGCCATTTCCGGCAGCATGATCGGCGCGTTTTCCGCTGCGCTGCCGATGACGCCGCCCAGGAGCGAACCGGCGGAAGAATAAGAAAACTGCGGCGTGTTCCGCAGCTCGTTCGTAACCCAGAGAATATCATTGATTTCTTGCGAGGTCAGTCCCTCGTTGCTGACGAGGCCCCGGAGCATCGCCTTCGCTCCGGTGTACTGGTTGACGAGCTGCAAACCGCCGCGTTTGATACCGTAGCCGACCGACGCCGCGAAGCGCTCCCCCTCGCCCTGATAAATGTCGTTGATGGTTTGGAGCTCCTTCGCGGACTGCATGACCATGACCGCCGCCGCCGTGCCGTGCGCTTCGTGAATATCCCGTAAATAGGGCATGGCCTCATAGACCTTGTCCATATCGACGTGACCATTCGCGTCCGTGGCAAGCGCTTCCTGCCGCTTGATTTCCTTCGTCAGATTCCAGGCTTTTTCAAAGATTTCTTTGTTGCCGATGGAGTTCACGTCCATGCCGGTCTTGTCGAAAATCTCTTTGCCCTTCTCCGCCCAATCGTCGGCGGAATACATATACTGCGCATAGAGGGACGTGTCCTTTGCCTTCTCGTGCAGTTTGGAAAGCTCCTGCCCCAAGTCAACGCGGCCGCCGTCGATCAGCTCCGGAAGGTTCGTTTCCCCGCCTTCCTCGTCGGCAAGTATACGCCCGGACGCTTCAGCAGCGTTGACGCCGTTCGTCCATACGCCGGGCTTTTTCGGCTTCGCGGATTCTTCGAGCGCATTATTCATCGAGCTGCCGAGAATAGGATTTCCCGCGTCATCCGTTCCGAGGTCATACGTCTGCTGGTACTCGCTCGGCGCGTAGTTCATAACATCGTTGAATTCGTCACGGTTACGTTCCGCACCGTTCGGGGTTTGGCGAATAGAAACAATATCCTTGCTGTCCAAAAGGTTTCTGATTTCATCGAAGCGCTCGTCTGTCATTACTCATCACCTTCGCCATTAAAGATAATATCCTTCGCATATCCATTGTAGTCGATGATTTCCATCAGCTGATCGGCGGAAACACGGTAGGCTCCGGTAGCCTCACCGTTCTTATCCAGCAAAGCGATATTATAAGTTCCATCTCCGTTATCGGATCGCAGCTCTACCCTCTTACTTCTCAACGCTGCCTTGCTTGTCTGAACAACGGTGTCACGGTCGAACCATCCTTCATTCTTCTTGGTGACGGATACCGTCATTCCTTTTTCCACCGCCATATCAATCACCCATTGCTGCGGAGGCATTTCACCGTTATGCTCATGCTGATAGTCTCTGATCTCTTCCATAGTGGCGGATTTAATGTTCACCCACAAAGCGCCCCAATAGGCTGAATCTTGATTCCCCAAAATGGATTTCACCGCATTACTGATGCCCGTCCAGTTATACGAATATTTACCCTCGCCCTTTTCATATTTAGCCAGATCTTCTATCGCGCTTTTCTTTGCGCTTGGGGTAAGCGAATCGTCTTCCATGACATAAGAATTCGCTTCGTCAAGTGACATCTCCCCTCGATCCAGGGCGTCTGTGAGTTTCATCATATAGAGCGGATCCGTCTGGCTGCCGGACCGGCCTCCGGATCCACCACGAGAACCACCGCCGGACGCCGCTCGCGCAAGCTCTCGTTCTTGCGAACGTATCAATCCGTTTGCCATGCGCTGCGCTTCAACGTAAACATGCGGACTGTACCCTGCTGCAAGCTGATCCGCGAGCTGGCTCAAATTACCTTCACCGTTCATTGCGGCTTCCGTGAGGGACGTTTGGATGGATCGAAGGGCGCTTCTTTCGACAACGATTTCCTCGTTTGCCCTTGCCTGTACCATGCGTTTCAATTTTTCCGCTTTCTCCGGATCATACGCGCTGGAAGTTTGATTGCCGTCCTCCAAGGCTTCGCCGTGATCGCTGAAATGAATGTGTCCGCCGGTAGCATGTTCGGAGGGATGCTCGTATTCGTCCAAAGCATAAAGGCCGTATTTTTCACCCTGCGCAATAAGCCAGTCTCGTGCCTCTTTGGAGTTTTCGAGATTATCGTCTGCCGTGTCGATTGCTTGACCGCTATCGTGCCAGCTGCTTCCGTCCCCGTTCCGTTTCATCGAGGTTATATGAAGATGCTGACCATATTTTGCGTAATAATCCCGATCAAGAAGACGAAGTTTTTTCTCCGTCAAATCATTCAGATTCGTATCGGAAACACTGCCGCCAATCTCATATCCGGCTGTTTCCGGAATTTGTATGGAGCCGCCCAGACCGGGTTTCACGGAATCTTTCCCGTACATCTGGTCTATCACATCAAACGCCTTGCCCAGGTCAATGCTTCCGTTTGCATCACGGCAACGAGCAACAATATCATCGACGGTCTTGAAATTCGATTTAACTTCCTGCTGTTTGTGTACGCGTTCCTTTATGGCTAAATAATCTTTAGGCTGAAGGTATTGCTTGTACTGCTTCAAAAGCTGCTCCGCTTGATTATAGTCGCCCATACTCATAGTCATTTGAATCGCGTCATTGACAATCTGTCCGTCAACGAGGCGTTTTTGTTCTTTAGTTTTCTCGTCGCCCCATTGTATGTAGCGGCTATCTATGAGAGCGTTCGCACGATTTAACGCGCCATTGATGGAATCAATACTGCTTCCGCCATCAATCGCAGCATTTCTGCATTCCGCAAGCTGATTATTGAATTGCGTCTCGTGATAGGCTTCGGTTTGTGCCAGTTGATATTTGGCTACGTGATCGCGCCTCGTGGCGTCATCGCGCATGGTGTACGCATTAAAGGCTTCCGCGCCGGTTCCCCAGCCGATATATCCGCTGTATTTCTTCTTTACCTCGCCGAGCACGTTCTTTTGCAGCTTGTCGTAGTCCTCGGTAATGTTCAGCGCTTCGCCTTCTTTTTTCTGGAAGAGCTGCGTCATACCCTCGGACATAAGTTTGTTATATTCCGAATTGGCCTCCATAACTTTCCCGTCTATGGCCTTCTGCTGCATTTCCAGCCCGATCTTCGCCATCTGGCCGAGAGCCTGCCATTGCTCGCCGCCGCCCTGCGGGCCATAAACGTGCAAGTCACGGCTCACGCGCTGCTGTACGTTGTCAATGTTATGCAGCGTGTTTGGATTGACCGCCGGTTCGTATGTGGAGAATTTCATGTTCTTTCACCTCATCCAAAGGTAAAGTAATTCTTATAATTGCTTTGCCCAAGTTTCCATCCACCAGTGATACCGGATGCACCTGTGGCCGTGTTATAGTTCCATGAATAACCATGCCCCGCATTTGCTGAAAGCGTGCCGAAGTTTGTCTTGCCGCCGGATGATGTGCTTGCAGACGAACCGCTGGAACCGCCGCCGCCAAACATTGGGACGATGCTCGCAGCCGTGCCGAGGATCGTGCTCGTCCGCAGCGCGCTGATCTGCCGATCCGCATCCGCGAGAACATTGGAAGCTGCCGTGCGGTTGTTCGCCGCGCTCGTCCGGTTGTTCTCCGCCTCCCGCAGATAATTCGACTGCTGCACGCGGGAATTGTAATTGTCATTCCGCTGGTTGCCGAGGAGCGTCATTTGATCTTGCCAGTACGCCTCCTGCCCGCTCGACAATATATCCATAGCAGAGCCGGACATATCGAGACCGGCGGCCCCTGTCTGCGCCCGGAGTTTTCCTTCGGCAAGGCGCTGGCGGGCGCGAAGACGCTTCGCCTCCTCGCCGTACTGGTCCGCAATCTGTTCCTGCTTCTTCGCCTCGACTTTCGCTTCCTGTTCCCGGAGCTTGGCATTGTACTCGTCCGCCTGTGCCTGCGCCCTGTACATGGACGCCTGGCTGTCGGCCTGTGCCTGGATCTGCGCTTTCTGCGATTGATACTGCGAATAACCGGAGAAAATGGATAGCGCCGCCCCGATGCCCGCGATTACACTGCACATGATTCTTTCCCTCCTCGGATATAAAACCGGATAAATTTCTCCCCGCCGATCGTCAGCGGCTTCCCGAATTCCGCCCCGCACCATTTGAGCCAGCGCTTCGCCGGTTCGTTGAAATCCCCGACGGCGTTCCAAAGGATCCCGTGCTTCTCCGCCCAGGTCCGCACGATCCAGCGCGACACCCGCGCAAACTCCGTCTCATAGGGCGCTATGTCATCGGTGGCCATGCACCAGATCAGCCGCCCCGGAAGATTCTCCTCCGCGCGTTTCCCGTACAGGACCAGCGGCTCGTCATTCGAGCCGATGACGCGGTAGGCTTCCTCGGAGTTGAAGACGCTGTCCACGATCGCCATATACGAACTTCCTTGATGCGCTGCTTCCAGCTCGCGCCTGTCCGACGGCCGGAGCCTCTTCTCGAAAGCGTCCAGCCAGTCCCAATCCTCCGCTTTCATTTCGGAGACCGTAGTCGCGATAGGTTTAATTTCGTAGTCCGCCCGTGCCACCAAACGTCACCGCCCTTATGATTGCCGATACCGTGAACGGGTACGGCTTGTCGTGCCGGATGAACACCCGACCGTTTTTATTGAAACCGCCCGCTGCCATCGTGACATTGAGATCGCCGGAGTAGAGGACGTTCTCGCCCAGCTCCAACCGTCCGACGTCATAGATCATTTCGTTCAGCGTGCTTTCGTCCGGGCCCGCCTCCCCGCCGAAGCTGTTCGTCAGCCGGAAGATGGCGGAGGTCACGGCCTTTTCCCTGCCCTGCATCGTGCCGGAGTTCGTCTGCGTCTCGAAGTTCGGCTGTTCCAATTTCATCGTGTACGGAAGCCCGACGACCACATTCTTTGACGCTTGCGGAAGAGTTATCGTTCCATCTTCCACCGTCAGCGGATCGAACAGATACCCGTCGCCCATCGCGAGGACCTTCTTCCCTTCCAAATGGGAAAGCCCTGTGATTGTATCCGTCGCAGAAACGAGGGAATACCTTTTCGCCGAATCGAGCATTATATAATCCTGCTGCGTTCCCGTTTCCGGAGTATAAGCGAATCTCTCGATATATCTTTTCGTGCTGCCGTTCACCGTGCGCTTCACGACGACATAGACGACGTCCCGGTTCCCCTCGCTGACTGCGCACACGGATTCAATTTCCCCGTCCGTCACGATATGCGACCAGCCGTAGACTTTCTGTTCGTAGAGATAGGTCAGCGCCAAGAGCATACCGTCGCCCCGCACGAAATAAACAAGGCTGTCCGGTTCCTGCGCATAGGTGCTGTCCTTCAGCTCATATCCCCGGATCAAATGCCGCACCAAAAGCGACAAGTCCATGCCCGCATAGCTGTCCGTGTCGTAGCTGTACCCCATATCCCGCACGATAGATCCGCGCCGCTGGACGTAAACGATACGGTTGCCGGACCGGATCGGGATCACGTCATTCGCGCCGTATGACTGCTGGCTCCTCGGAGATATGCTCGTAGGCGTGACAGTCTCCGAGCCGTCGATGGTCCACTCATTTCCCTCGGTTAGAAGTATCAGGTCATTGCCCGCCACCATGTGCGTGATCCGGTAGGATTGCAGCGAGAGCAGGTCAGCCGTTACCGCGCTGTCGTCAGTGACAGTGCCCGCCTCTTTTTCCACGCCGAAGTTCTCATAGTCCCCGGTCTTCGACATCCATACCCGCTGCGGGTAGGCGTCGCTCCCGGCGAAGCATAGGCGATCCTGGAAGAACGCCGCGCAGGAAGGATAGCCGTCCACGCTGTCCCATGCCGAGAATTTCCAGTCCGCCGTCGCCGTCGTCGCGCCCAGCCGTTTCTTGACTATGGCCGTGGCGGACGTCCCGCTGCTGACGGCAGTGATCGCCACATAGCCGGTATGCGTATAGGAATGCGCGGAAAAATCGCAGGTGCAGGTTCCGCTTGTGGTCGATACCTTGACGCGCATCAAAGTGTATTCGTCCACGTTGCCGCTCTCTGTCGGGTTGTAGTCCTCGTTGCCGGTATAGCGCCGCTCTTCCAGCCACGTCGCGCCGTTGTCCGTGGAGCTCTCGACGATGACCGTGCCCTTCCATGTTCCGTGCGTGATCACTTTCCACGTGTCGCCCACGCCGATCGCCGAGGACGTCCCGCTCGTGATGGAGACCGACGAGCCGCTGACGCGCTGCGAAAGTTCCATCCAGGAGCCGACGTCGGTCGCCTCGAAAAGCGACGCCGAGGCGGTCAGCGTGATAGTCCCCGTTGTTGCTGACGGCGTGACCTTCAAGGAGTCCGTCGGATTCAGGTCGCCCATCGGCGGCTGGATCCAATTCATGTTTTGGATCTGCCAGCTGCTCTCACTGTACCGCAGGATCTTCTTGACCGGGTGCCGCCCGCTTGCGATATAGAGCACGTCCACCGATTGCACGAACCGAAGGTTCGGAAGGTCCGCTGCCGTGTACGGCGTCGCCAGCTCCACATTGAGGTACACACCCTCGCGCCATATCCGGACATAGCCCACGCCAAATTCGAGGAGATAACTCAAATTGACATTGAACCGGAACGAATACAAGAGAACTTTCGAGGCCGATGATTTCACCTCCCCGCAATAGACGAGACCGGGGCGCTTCGTCACCGCGCCGTATGGCCGGATGATCGCATTCTCCGCCTGCAAAAGCGCGAGCTGATACTTGTCAAGATCGACGCGGCTCGCCACGTCCGGCGAAAGTTCTCCGCCTGTGAAGGCAGGCTGGATTGCATAAAACGCGTTAGGCCCCATATCAACCGAACCTCATTTCCGCATACTTCTTCGGCCACTGTGGCGTTTGTTCACGTTCAAGCGCCGCTTCGACCTGTGCTTGCTGCAAGGCTGCCTGCATGAGCTGATAATTCGTGTTCATCATTTCCGCGTTGCCGGTGATGACCATCGCCATCGACGCGGCAAGATAACGAGCCAGCGCCTCGATGAATTCCTCCGGCATTTTCGCAACCTCGACGACGTCCTCCGTGTACTCACACCACGCGCCCTCGACGTTCGTGCATAGAACCTTGACGCCGCCCACCGTCGCGACGTCGTATTCGTCACGGTTCCATTCCTTTCGCGCTGCATCGTCCTCCGTGAACACGAAACGCATGATCAGGCAGGTCGACGGATACCCATAGACGAATTCCCAGCCGGGAACCGTTGACGCAGTGAGCGCGAGTTTCTCCGTCCGGCGCGCGAAGCCCCAACGATATGCCCGTAGGAGCATCTTCCGGCAGTGGTCATAGTGCATCGCGCACTGCTTCGCTTCCTCCGTGTTCTGCGTCAGTGACGTGATGCGCCCTTTAGCCAGATAAGCCAGGGCAAGATTGCAAATATCTGTCGATGTCATAACATAGCCTCCCTCCTTTTTTCATGCGTCCGAACAGGGGCCGGGCGCATGAAAAAGAGGCGGGAAGCCCCGCCTCTGTGGAATCTTATTTATCCCAGGGAATATCGTCGTCGTTGACAAGGCCCGCCGTGATCTTGCCGTCCGAGAAAGTGCTCTGCGCGCGCAGACGCAGGAAGCCCTGGTTGCCGCGAGGAACTTTCGCCGAGAAGGTCGGGTGTTTGTCGTCGGCAAGCGTGAACGAAGAGGTGTAGGTCTTGCCGGGCATTTCCATGAGCGTGAAGGACGTGGTGAACGTCTTCGTCTCGCTGGTATCCAGGAACAACGTCACCGAACCGGCACCAGCGTCCTTGGTGATGTCCGCCACGATGTGCAGCGGATCGCTGGCCTCGCCCTTGCCCACGTCGAGCACGTCGCTCGTGATGGTCTCGTTAGAGAGCGCTTTCTTCTTGAAAAACAGGTTTTCACCGTCGAAAATCATAATGATTGTCCTCCTTCCTTAAGCCGAAGCCGGGCACGCCGTCTCGGTCTCGCTGATCGCGTCGCATTTCTGAACCAAGATGCCCTTGAAGTAGAGCTGCGGCATTGCACCCATCAAGGTCTGCTGCGTAACGAATACGTTCGTCTTGTCGTTCAAATAGCACTCGAAGAAATCATAGAGGCTGTCCGAAACATAGAGCACGACTTTCTTGTCGCCGTTCTGCAAGTTCTGGATCCGATTCTTCGTGACGGTCAGCTTGTCCATGAGCGCGAGTTTCTGCGCAGAGTTCAGGCCGTTAAGACCGGCGACGTTGATGTTACGCAGGAGAGCGTTCGAGCGGATATTCTGGACCGCCAACCCGCACTTCCACGTGAAGAGCGTCGCCAAGCCCTGGTATTCGAGATTGTCGGAATCCAGGACGGTCTGCTCTCCGAGGTCGCGCATTTTGAGACCCGCAAGCGTGCCCTCCGGATAGATGCCCACGGTATTCTTCTGTCCCCAACCGATGAAGAACGCGGTCGTGTTGGTGTTGCTGCCCGGCGTACCGGCGGACAATACCTGATACCCGGCCTCGCCCTTCTCGCCGCCGTAGGTGTTATAGCGGATGCTGATTCCGTTGAAGGTCCCCGGCTCCGCGCTGGAATCGCCATAGAATGCCTGCTCCGCCACATAGTTGCTGAAACCCTGGACAAAAGCCGCGTCCTCCGAAGCACGGAAACGCTCCTTGTCTTTCTGCAACGCAAGCAGCTCGATGTCGACGACGCTGCGGTCTTCGAGGATCATGCAGGTATCCTGGACCTGCTTCGTGCGGGACTTGCCGCGCTTGACGCCGCGGTTGATCATACGGATGGACGGCGTCGGGAGCATAGTCCGGACCGTCGTCACATTACCGGTTTTGAGATTGCCCTCGATCCACGGGATGTCCTTCAGGATCGGGTTCGACTGTTCCAGCGCTTCGACGATGAACGCCGTCGTGCCGTCAGGGTTCAGGCGCTTCCTCATGTCGGAGAGGGTGAGCGCCTCGCTGCCAAATACTGCCATGATTCATTCCTCCTGTTCAATAATCCGAGAAGTTCGTGTTCGGATACCGCGCGGATTTGCTTTCCGCGGCGGCCCCGAAACCCCTGAAATTGTCCTCGCCGACGAGGTTGCCGATCATGGCGAATGCCCGGATCAGCTCGATGCGGTTGCCCGCGCCGGTCTCGTTCAGCGCTTGGCGAAGGCCGGGAACAATTTTTTCCACGGCCTCGATGCCGGTGCCCGCCGCCTGCACGGTTGCGTCAAAGCTCGCGCCGAGCTCCGTCTTTGCGGCCGACGCCCAGCCAGCTCGCTCCTCTGCAATCGCCCGCGTCATAGCGGCGATGCCTTCCTGTGCGTACTTCATACCGTAGGCCGCGAGTTTCTGCGCCTGCGCTCCGGTAAGCCCCGCCTCTTTTGCTACGGCGGCATACGCGGACGCTGACGCCTCGTCATACGCCATGCCCTCCGGCACCACGCTTCGGAAGTCCCAAGCCGTCTGATCCTCCTTTCCGCCGAGGATTGTTCCCGGCTTTTCTGCTCCTCCCGCGTCCTTGCTTTCCTGGTTCTCTTCCGAAGGCGCGGCGCCCGCAAGCGCGTCTTGCTCGCCGCTGCCGCTTTCAGCAGCCGCAGCAGCCTCCGCACCGCTCCCATCGACTTCGCCCCCCTCATCTCCGAAAAGCTGAAGGTCAAAGTCGATTTTCATATCCGTCATGTTATCGCTCCTTTCCAGTTTTGTACCTCGCCATGAATTGCCCGTATTCCATTTCCGCTTCCCGCCGCGCTGCATCGCATACGCCGCTTTCGTCGAGAACGGAAAGGGCCCGCAAGTTTTCATAGAGTTCCAAGCCGACGCGCCGCTCTCCCTCGGATACCAGCAACCGGCTCATATCGCCGTCCGGTATGGTCGAGCTGAACACGTGGCACCGTTCCAGCATCCGCGAAATGAACCACCGCCCGCGCTCGTCCGCCAAGAGATAGCGGAGAGCGTTTTCGTCGCGCCGTGCTTCCTCTTCCCGCAAGTGCTCGATTCGTCTCGCCTGCGTCTTGTCGGTCGTCATAACCTACCTCCAAGCCCCAGCCTGTCCATGCCAAGCATCTGCGCCAGCGCAGGATTGCCGTCATTCGCGGCCTCCGTCATATTTTTGGCTGCCACCGTCGCCGGGACCGCCAGCTGAACAGCCGCCGCCGCTTGCGCTGCCTGCTGCTGCTGTGCCGCCGCTTCCGCTTTCTGCTTCTGCATTTCCTCGTACTCGTCCTCCGGCCTGCGGATCGCCGCCGGTGCGCCCAGCATATCGCAGTATTTATCCACCGCGGACGGCAGATCCAGCTTGTCCATCGCCGAGGGATCGAACTGCGCAATCTGCGCAGCGAAGCTGACCGCCTGCTCGATATTGACAAGACCGGAGAGCTTTTGCGCTTGTGCCAAGGGGCTTATGTACTCGATCGTGATTTCCTCCTGGGCGAGCACCTGCGCGAGCTCCTGGTCCTCCGGTTCGGGAAAGACGTTCGCCCGGTCCAGTATTGCATAGACGCGCTCGATGATTTTCGACAGAAACTCGAACTGCATCCGCTGGACCACCGGCCCCAGCTGCTGCATTTTCTCCTGCGTCCTCTCCATGACTTCTCTCGCTGTCATGGTCTGGTCCATGCTGTCCAGCATGAGGAACAAGTCCGCAGCATAGGCGCGCTTGATCCTGTCCGTCAGCTCCGTGATCTTCGCCTGAAGATGGTCGAGAGCGACCGACACCTGGAAGAGCGGCGTCACCGGGTTGCCCGTTTGCGTGATCGTGTTACCGCCAGGAATCAGATTGATGCCCTTCATGGCCGTCTGCGGATCCGACTGCACCGGAGGCTTGACGCCGAGCTCGACCGCCGTGAGGTAGTCTTGCTCCAAAAGCTGAAGCCCTTTCGCGTCGCCCTCGGCGAACCAGCCGGGGCCTTTCCCGTAAGCCGCCCCGCCCGTGACGAGGAAGCGCCCCGTCGGGACCGGGAACTCGTGGAAGCCGCCCACGTCCAGCCATTCATTCGCCTGGCTGCCTTCGCACCAGTACACGGAAACATAGGGAAGATGGAACTTGTCAATCCGTCCCTTCTCCCGCGCCCGGTTCGGCATGACGAGCCAAAAGACCTTGTGCCGCTCCGAGTGCGCGGATTCATTCTCGAAAGCCACCTGAAGCGTCCGCGGCAGATTCTCGACGCCGAACTTGTCGGCGAGCTGCCGGAGCGTCATCCAATACTCCCTCGCGAACGTGTTGATCTGGCCGTCGGCGTCCACGTCGAGGAAGTAGGTCCCCACCGTGAACGGGATGAAATGCACGCCCGTCTCCGCCGAAGCGAAAACGCCAAGCGGCGCCTGCCCATACGCGAGCTCCAAATAGGAGCTGTGGATCGCATTGTAGAAATTGCTCTTGTTCAGCACGTCGTTCAAAATATCCAATCTCTGATCCAAGAGCTCTCCCGCGCCAGGGACGTCCTGCAAATCACGGTTCGCAAACGAGAGCCGGAACCATTGCCGCGATTGCGGCGTCAATCCCGACATGATCCCCGCAGCGAATACCTGGTTCGCCGCCCATGCAGCCCCGTGATAGATGTGGTCGTCATGACGCCTTGCCTGTTCGGTCTCGTCCGGATTATCTTCCAGCTCCCCCGTATAGGGAAGCTCATAGTCCCGGATTGCCCGCCACCGGTCAAGATACGGCAACCGTCTTTTTTTCAGGCTCCCGATGATCTCGTCACACTCCCGGCGTTTCAGTCCGATCTGCTTGGCGCCGTCGTTCGCCGTAATCAGTGGGGGCGTTCTTGCCATTCCTGCCATAAGTCCTCCTTATCCGAGCGTGTTCCGCAGCGTCGACATTGCATCCGACATACCGCCGAGGATAGTCCCCCGGTCAACGGAAACCGCGTTCGCGTGCGCGCCGCGGCGACGCCGCTGCTTCTCGACTGCCGCCCTCTCTGCCGACGCCGATTTTGTCACATCCGATACAGAGACCGGCGTGGGCGTCGGATCCGGCTGCTTCTCCGGCTCTTTGTAGACGTACTCGACGCGAGTACCTCCACCTCCACCACCGCACATAACCATCGCTCCTTTCAAAACAGTTTGTAGTTTGTATTGCTTCGCGAGAGGCGCTTGCTTGAAAAAGCGCCCTGCGGCATTACCGGGAAAGCAAAAGTCAAGGCGAGGCTGTCCGCCGTGTCCGGGCTTTTGCCTATCTTCTCTTTCACCTTGTCTTTCGGTTCGAGCTGGATCTTCCCCGCGGGCGTGAACTTGTACTCCACGATCGAGAGCTCCGATTTCAAAACCGGCTCGTTCGGGATCGCGCCGCCCGCCTTCATCCAATCCCGAAGATTGAAATACATTTCGGCGCGCTTGTTCAGGTACCGGTCGTCGAGCGAGCCGCCCGCGAAGTTGACCTCCGTCACCGCGTAGCCGAGCTGATGCAGCCGGTCGACGACGCCCGCGCCCATGTTCCCCACGTCGATGAACACGGCGTCCGGCTCATATTGACGCATGGCGTCGATGACGCGCTCCGCCACCGCCATCGAATCGAGGCCGCGGAAAGTGTGCTGCCGGATACAGTGCAGCCCGCGCCGCGCCGTGATGACCGTCGAATCGTCGCCGAAGCGGGCGACGTCCACGCCGAGGACCATCGGCTGGCCGCGCACGTCCTCCTCGGTCAGATTGCGCGCTGCCGATTCCGTCACGAGGTCGATCGGGATCACGATGTCAGCTGCCGACGCCGAGAAATCACAGAATAGCTCCTGCCGGATTGCCATGTCCGTCATATCGCGCTTCATGTCCTCGACTTCCTCTGGCGGAAGGACGCCGGATTCGTCGACGCGGTACATGCAGGAATACCAGGTCGGCTCCCGCTGCGCGCGCTGATACATTTCATAGAATTGATTCTGCCCGGCGGGCGTCCCGATGATGACCGCCCAGCCTTCACGATCTGCGAGCGCGGGGCGGAGCACCTCGTCCCATAGCTCGCGTTTGATGTTCGCGTACTCGTCGAGCACGACGCCGTCGAGGTAGATTCCGCGCAGCGCGTCCGGATGGTCGGCACCAATGATATAGATCCGCGCACCCTGCCAGCCAGCCTTCTGCGCCGGGAATTCGACGAAGAGCTCCGATTCGTTGATCTTCATTCCAGGGATCACGGAAGTATAATGCTTGACGTATTGCCACGCGATAAGTTTCGCCTGATTCCTGTATGGCGCAACGTACGCGAAATTCGGCGCGTCACGCTTGCACATGACCGCCATCTTGATCAGATGATTCACGCTTCCGACCGTCTTTCCGAATCTGCGGTGGCAAACGAGCACGCTGAAACGGTGGGATTCGAGCGCCGGGTGAAGGACTTTCGCCCAAAGCGGGCGGGGCTTATAGGGAATCACGATCCTATTTATCGTTGCCATCACCGGCGCCCTCCCACGTTATGACCTGGATCGCGCCACCGTCAGCGCCGGAGAGCTGCGTCTTGTTGATGTACAGTCCGTCCATCTTGTTCATGGTGTCGATGGCGCGGATCCTGTCCTGCGGTTCCTCCATTTTGCTGCGTGCGATTTCCGTCAGCACTTGGCGGCGTTCCTTTGCGTCCATGATCTTCTCGTCCTCCAATTTCGCGCAAAGTTCAGCAATTCGCGCTTGCACGTTAGCATTTGTTAGCATTCTTGAAGCATTTGCGCGCGCCGTGTTATCACTTCGCACGTCGTAGCCCGCCGCTTTATACGCTTCCGTAGCGTTGCCGCAGCGTGCAAATTCTATACAAAATTTTTCCTGCCTTTCCGTCACGGCAATCACCACACTTTCATGCAAATCAAAAAGCCGCTGCGGAAGAAGCAACGGCTTTCGGGGAAAGGAGAAACCCCAATGAAAAGAACCTTTAAGAGGAGGTCGGGCGGGGCGCTAAATTTCACGCTGCCGCTTATAAGTAGGATACCACAGATTTTCGGAAGTTATACCGAGTATAAGGAAATTCTCAAAAAACTTTTATCAGCTGCGCTTGACATGCGCATTTGACTTCATAGTCCCTAATTCTTCGGAGAACATCGCTATAAGTCTGCTGCGCTATGTGAATCTCCTGGCACGTCGAGACGTAACCATCGCCCTTATACCTGCGGCGGAAAACTTCTTTACGGATCGTGTCACGCCCGCACCACTCACGGACCGCTGAAATAACTTTCAACCATCGCTCCGGCCACTCCACCGGACGCCCATCTACATCCACCTCGCGGAGCTCGTCCGCCAGCCGGATCGCAATCGCTTCCGTCGGCTTGGAAATGGCGGATCCGCCTCCGGGGATCTCCGGCTGACCGAAAACAGAAAGACGCGCCTCCTCGACAGCTTCCGCAATCTGCTTCTCGTGACAGATCATATACTCGATCCGTCGGACGTTCCGATCTCGTGCCCTGCGCTGCTGCATTTATCAGCCCTCCTGTCGAATAGCCTTTAGTCTTTCATCCTCCAACACGGACGCCATCATGCAGCGCATAGACGCGTTGATCAGGTGTTCTTCACTCCGGTCTCCCTTCCGGAACATATTCAGATGCCGGATCGCTCGCGCTGCGTGCTCCTCCGGCGGGATTTCCTTCCAGGTCTCCCCCGGATGCTTCTTCGCCCCGGCGGTCAATCCAGCTGCCACCTTGTCCAGCCATCCGGCGTCAATATACCGGTATTCGTTCTCCTCCTGGTCTTGCGGATATTCCATCAGCATCGCCTCGGTGTCCATTTCAAAACTCATGATTACATCCTCCCCCTCTTGTTCAGCCAACGAAACGCGACCATGAATAACTCGTTGAAAATTAAAACCACCAACAAGAAAGCGCATACAACAACGCCAAAAGCAAGCGCGAAAAGGTCCTTTGCGTCAATCACGACCGGGATCCCGAATACAGTGAAGCCCTCAATTCCCATCGTCAGCCCTCCCATTTGCTCACATCTACACCTTCGGACAGCGTATCAATAACATCCTGCGCTTTTCGTCGTGTAGAAAACTCAATCCCATAAAACCATTTTGGATCAATTTTCGTTTCTTGGATAAGCCAATAAATTAAATCAAGCTGCGCCCTTGTCGGCTTGCGCCGTTCTTGTTCCCGTGCTGCATTGTCCCACATAGGCCACTCCTTTCGTCTCCCGGTGAACCTTCTCGATCCTCGCTTTCAGCGCATCCATCAGCCGGTCCTGCGTGTCGGCCTTCTCCGCCAGTGCCGCGGCGACGTCCTCGTCCATGCCGTTCTCGACGGCCAGCAGGTGGATAAAGACTTTCTGCTGCTGCCCTTGCCGATGCAGCCGCTTGTTCGCCTGCTGGAAAAGTTCCAGGCTCCACGTAAGCCCGAACCAGATCACCTGATTGCCGCCGTCCTGGAGATTGAGACCGTAAGCGCAGCTCGCCGGATGTGCCAGCAGCACGTCGATCTCCCGCCGGTTCCAGGCGTCGGCGTCAGCCGCCCCGGAAAGCTGCCGAACGCAAACGCCTTTACTTGAAAGCGCCTCGACGATCCTGTCCTTGTCGTGCTGGAAGTTATAAAAGACAAGCGCCGGGGATCCGGCCAGCTCGTCGATCAGCTCGACGAAGGCGTCCAGCTTGCAGTCGTGGACATGGACCGCCTCGTGGAAGTCATCGTACACGGCACCGTTGCAAAGCTGCAGCAGTTTCCCGGAAAGGACGGCTGCGCTGCCCGCGTCGATCGTCTTCGCGTCTACGGTCAAAAGCATATCCCGTTCCAGCTTGTCGTATGCCTTCTGCGCTTTCGCGTCC